TTCGGCATACAGAAGCAGGCGCAGAAGGCGCTCGAACCCAAGCAATATATACAGCGCATATACTCGTACTTCGACACGGACGGGGCCGAGGCGTATCAGGCGTGCCGCCTGTACCCGAAGTCCTTCAGGCTGCGTCAGCCCGACGGCAGGGGCGGTTACCTGTACAGCGTCAAGGACATTGAGCCGCTGCCGTACAACCTGCCAGCGATCATGCAGCACGCAGATCAGCCCGTCTTTATTGTCGAGGGTGAGAAGTGTGCCGACGTACTGATTGAGGCCGGGCTGGTCGCCACCACAAACCACGGCGGGTCCGGCAAGTGGCTGGACACGCACTCGGCGCACTTGGCGGGACGCAGCGTGATCGTGCTTCCCGACAATGATCAGGCGGGTCGCACCCACGCCGACAAGGTGATCGCTAGCCTCTGGGGTGTCGCGGAGCGCATCAAGCGCATCGACCTGCCGGGGCTGCAAGAGAAGGGCGACGTGGCGGACTTTCTGAGCGAGCGCACGCTGGATGAACTGATGGATATCGTGCGCCAAGCGCCAGTGGTGACGGCGCAGCCGGAGGCAGGCGATGAGGTGCCAGCGGTGGAGGATGGCGCGGTTGAGCCGTACCAGACGATGCGCCGGGGCGCGGTGTTCGCGATGCCTCCGGTTGAGTTTCTGGTGGATGGGCTGCTCACCGACACGGGCTTTGCGATGATGTACGGCGCGCCGGGTACGGGGAAGTCCTTCCTCGCCATCGACATAGCGCTGTCGGTCGCGCACGGCATGCCGTGGCAGGGGCAGGAGGTTAAGCCCGGCCCGGTGCTGTACATAGCGGGCGAAGGCATCGGCGGCTTTGGCAAGCGCTGGAAGGCGTGGGAGAACCACCACGGCACCAAGGATGAGCCGGATATGTACCTGCTGCCAACGGCTGTGAATTTTCGTGAACCCGAAGACATCGCGCGGCTCGTCGCAACGATTGAGGGCATTGGGCAGAAGTTCGCGCTCGTTATCGTCGACACAGTGGCGCGCGCCATTGCGGGTGCCGAAGAGAACAGCAGCACCGATATGGGGCTGTTCGTCGCCGCGTGTGACGAAATAAAGGCGCTGACGGGCGGGGCGCTGCTGGCGGTGCATCACGCCGGTAAGGACAGCAGTCGCGGCGCACGCGGCTCCACGGCGCTTCTGGGGGCGGTTGACACGTCACTGATGGTCGGCAAGAGCGATGACATTGTGGTGCTGCGTACCGAGAAGATGAAAGATGCGGAGCCGATGGACGAGATCAATCTGATCATGCTCACCGTGCCTGCGTCGATCAGCGAGACGTCCGTCGTGCTGGAGCGCACTGACGAGCCAGCGCCTCGGCGGCAGAAAGCGGCAGGGTGGAGGGACAATCCGCAGGCTTATCATGCGTTTCAATCGCTGCAAAACCTGCTCATTGATAAGGGCGTGACACGCATTCATGTGAGTGAATGGCACGAGGCTCACACGCAAAAAGAACCCGATTTGAGCAAGCAACAGAGGCAAAGAGCGCGTCAAATGCTGCTCGACGCCGGTCCCGTGGTGTGTGACAAGAAGATTGTGTGGATTAACAAAGAGTTAACTTAGTTGGTCACAAGGTCCGGGGACCGGTCACACGGTCTGGGGACCGGTCCGTCCGTCCCCACACCCTTAGGGGTGGGGACCGGGACCGTGACCGTGACCGGACCAGAAGGGAGATGAGAGATGGCGACAAGAAAGAGAGTACCGAAGAGTAAGACGTCACGGGAGTGGCGGTTCTATCCGAGTGAGCGAGACGCTGACAAGTGTCAGGCTGCGCTTGCGACGTATGATGCGGCGGTGAGGGCGCGCGAGGTGCATTGGGGGATCGACCGACTGCCGTTGCTGGTTGAGGCGGAATTGCGTGATCGGTTCTGGGCGCAGATGGATGTGCTTAACCGCGCGATTGAAAAAGGCAGCGGCGTCGAGGTAGAGGATGCGGTCGCCAGTACCATACGCGGCGTCGAGGCTCTGGAGCGTCGGGCGATAGAGTTGGGGGCCGAACCCGTCAGCGGTGAGGTGTGGGAAGAGACGACGCCGTCTGGCGCTGTCGTTGCGGTGTGCCGGGACAAGGCGGAGATCGCGAAGATACGGGACAGCGGCAGGGTGGATCGTGTGTATGCGATGAGCGAGGTTGCGGCCATCGTCGAGGCGTTTGAGGACGGCAAGGCGGGTGAGGTGACGAAAAAGGTGAAGTCGCTCTTTGAGGGTGCTACAATCGAGAGCATCAAACCAAAGACGCCAGCGCAGGTTGTGGCGTCGTTAGATGATGAGATACCATTCTAATGACGGTAAAGGATTTGAACATAATTTACACAGACCAAGAGTACCAACTCCTCGGCGGTCATGCGTGGATCGATGTGCATACGCTCACGGTTCACATCATGCGTGTAAAGGATGGCGTGCGTGTCGAGGTGTATCCCGCAGCGCACGATGGTGTCAGCGAACCGCTGGCGGAGTGCAGGGCCAAGTGGGAAGAGCCTGCGCCCGAAAGCAGCACAAAGGTGGTGAGGCGGTATGTTAGATAAAGGTGACGGATTATTCGCGAAGTGGCTGGCACAGGGCTGCTGCCCGAAGTGCCAGTCGGATACGTTGGTTAAACACGCAGGCGGCTCGCAGTGCAGGTGCTGCGGCCTTGTGATAGGGAGAAGTGAGGATGGACAAGTTAGACGCACTGGACGCAGCCATACACGCCGTGGAGGCTCGCGGCGAGAATTATGGAAGCGTGCGGGAGAACCACGAGCGGATAGCGGCGCTGTGGTCGGTTGTGTTCGATCAGCGGGTTACGCCGGAGCAGGTTGTGCTTGCAATGACGTGCCTGAAGGTAGCGCGGCTGATGGAGACGCCTTCGCATGAGGATAGCTGGGTCGACATATGTGGCTACGGCGCGTGTGGGGCGGAGGTAGCAACGGATGGCTGATGTCGTAGACCTTGAGGCGCAGGAGCGTGACTATGTGCGCTTCTTCCGCAATTACGTCGACTGCGACTGGTGCGGTATGCAGACGCGCGGCAGGGTCTACGAAGAGACGCAGACGATAGTGTGCAGCGCCTGTCGCAAGCCGCTGCTGGAGATAGACGAGGATGTCAGCTATGTGCTGACGCTGGAGGAAGATTGATGGCATATCCGAAGACGCCGGAAAAGCTGTTCGATATTTTTTTGGAGCGAGTTACAGAAGGACGCGCCGGTACAAATGTCTGCAAGGACGACGACATGCCGGGATGGACGACAGTGTGGCGAAAGATCACGTCCGATCCTGACTTCGAGCAGCGCTATCGCACGGCGCTGTCGTCTCGCGGTATGGTGTACGCTGACATGCTTGACGATGTGGACAAGAGGCTGCTGTCAGGGATGATCACAGAAAGCGCGCACAGGACGCTGTCAGACAACATCAAGTGGCGATCAGCACGCATGACGCCGAAGGTGTACGGCGACAAGCAGCAGATCGATGTGACGGCTTCTCCGGGCGGCGAATACCTTCAGGCATTGCAGCAGATCAATAACAGCTTAGAGATGCGTCGGGCTGAGGCGATTGAGCATGAAGAGGGAGAGACACACACAACCGAAATCACTACGCGCGCGCAGTCAGAACGCTCAGAATGAGTGTCCTGATAGCGACATAATATAGGGATATAATGGGACAATCGCTAAGTCATTGAAATCATTCAACCGCGATCTTCCATAATGAACGTTATGCGACATTTATACAGGAATTAACCAGATTTCGGTTGACCCCCCCGTCTCGCACACGCGGCGGGGCGGGTGTAAATATATATACCCCTCCCACCCCCACCCCCCGTTATCGGAGAACCCGCAATGACCCCATCCGCCGCCGAAAAAAATGACCTTGTGGCGATGATCGCGCAGTTCCGCGACGACCCGCGCTTTTTCGTGCAATCGGTCCTCGGCGCGACGCCGCAGCGCTGGCAGGGCGAGGCGCTCGACGCGATTGCGGCGCACGACAAAGTCGCCATTAAGTCCGGTCACGGCGTCGGGAAGACGGCCTTTGAGGCGTGGGTGACGTTGTGGTGGCTCCTGACCCACTACCCCTGCAAAGTCGCTGTCACGGCCAACAGCGCGCACCAGCTAAGTGACGTCCTGTGGACCGAGATCGACCGCTGGGCGCGCAACATGCCGAAGGCGTTCAAGGATTTGCTTGAGTTTAAGTCCGACAAAATCGCGCTCAAGGGTGCGCCGGACAGCTTCGCCGTGGCGCGGACCAGCCGCCGCGAGAACCCGGAGAGCCTCGCGGGCTTTCACTCGCCGCACATGCTGTTTGTGGTCGAGGAGGCGTCGGGCGTGCCGAACGTGATTTTCGAGACTGCGTCGGGCGCGCTGTCCACCCCCGGCGCGAAGATTATCATGTGCGGTAACCCGACCCGCTCGGACGGGTATTTTTACGACGCATTCCACGCGGACCGCGAGAAGTGGCACTGCATCACTGTGTCGTGCGAGGACGGCGAGTATGTGGACCCGAAGTTCATTGGAGATATGGCCGAGAAATACGGCGAGGCGAGCAATGTGTTCCGCGTGCGCGTGCTGGGTGAGTTTCCGACGCAGTCGGACGACGTGCTGCTGCCGCTGCACTTGGTGGAGGACGCGACGCGGCGTGACGTGGAGGCTGGCCCCACCACCCCCGTTGTTTGGGGTTTGGACGTGGCGCGCTTCGGATCGGACCGATCGGCGCTGGCAAAACGTCAAGGCAATGTCTTGGTTGAGCCGATCAAAACGTGGCAGAATAAGGACTTGATGGAGTTGGCGGGCATCGTCTTGGCGGAACACGACGCCGTGCCGTACAGCATGCGCCCGCAGGCGATCTACATTGACGCAATCGGGCTGGGAGCCGGTCTCGCCGACCGGCTGCGCGAGTTGGACTTGCCAGCGGTTGCGGTGGCGGTCAGCGAGACGGCGTCCCTGAAGGATCGCTTCAATCGCCTGCGCGATGAGTTGTTTTGGTCTGCGCGCGAGTGGTTTGAGGCGCGTGACTGCCACATGCCGGAGGACGACACGCTGATCTCGGAGTTGACGGGGATCAGGTACAAGTATTTGAGCAGCGGCAAGCTGAAGATTGAGGGCAAGGACGAGATGAAGAAGCGCGGGCAGCGCTCGCCCGACACGGCGGATGCGTTCGTGCTGACGTTCGCGGGGCAAGGTGCGGTTGCCGGAGGCTACTCAAGGGGTTACAATAGCAGCCGCGTAGTCAAGCCGAAAACGAACTGGGTAGTGTGATGGCCGTTAATGATCAGTTTGCCGGGTATGCCCAGCAGGGGCTTTTGGCCGAGCCGATGGACATTTCGCCCTTGGGCGACTTCGGGCGCGGGTTGCAGTATTCGCCTTTTGATTTGCTTGGTGCGCCGGTTGATCTTGTAAATATGGGCTTGCAGAGCGTCGACGCCTTATACGGCGCGCGTAACGTGCTTGGCTCGGAGCAGCCCTTTCTTGGCTCTGAGTACCTGATCGATAAATATGCTGACCTTGGTGAGGCGACGGGGCTGTTCGATTATCAGCGACCCACCGGCTCGCTTGCCGAGACTGCCGGGCGCATCACTGGCGGCGTTTTAGCGCCCACAGGCGGCGCTGCTGCGCTTGGGCGTGGTGTTGGCCTATTAGAAACAGGGATGAGCGCCTACGCCGCTGGAGCGCCTGCACGGGTCGCCGAACGCGCCCGGACCACCACGCTTGGGTCGGGCTTCGATCCGACTGCGCCGATTGACGACATGATTGTGCGCGGTATGGGCGACAATGGTGGGCCGCCTATGACGCCAGAGGTGCCTGCTGGCCCGGATATTGACGATCTTGGCTTTGTCAGTCAGGCGCTTGAGACCGCCAAGGGATTAGAGCAAGCGAAAGGCACCGGACAGCAGTATAGGAGCCAGCTTCTCAAGGCTGGCGTAAAAGAGGACGAAATCGCCTTTACCCCCGGCCTTGAGGGTCTTTTGAGCCAGCCGCGCGTTACCCGCGACGAACTGGTGGGGCTTCTTGAAACGAACCGGATCAGGCCGTATGAGACCATTTACGCAGCAGATGATGGGTCTTCCTTTGAGCGCATGAACTTCCCCGCCACGGCGGAGGTTCTTGACGTAGAAACCGCGTATGGCCGTGATTACGTTGATGAAGAAGTAAATAATATATTAGAGGACGATCTGAGGGATGTTCTTTATCTTTTGAGCAGGACCAATCCTACGGATTACCCAGAGGCCAGCCTGCCCAAGATTATTCAAGATGTGGAAAATGAGGGCTTTCTGCCTCAGTCGGTAAGGGATGATATTATTGCTTCCGCTGAAGAGATTGTTCGTACTAGGTACGAGTACGACCCAGTCCTTCGCCTGCAAGACCCGGACACTGGCTACGAAATCGTCGGCTCGGACGATTTGGGCTACACGATCAGGGACGATGGCGGTAAGGTTGTTGACCCCGGAAACGACATTCCGTACTCGCTTTCTGAGGCGCGCATTCAAGCCGAGACCGACGCGATTGACCGTGGCCTGATAGACTATGAGGGTGGTGGCACAAGGTTCGAGGAACAGACAGAGGTTGGCGGCTCAAACTACCGCGAGATAATGCTTCAAGTCCCTAACTTTGAAGGTAAAACGCAGGAGTTCGTTTATTCTGGTCATTTTGATGAGCCGGACATTGCTGTCCACGCCAGAACCACCGATAGAACCACCGATGAAGGGCAAAGCGTCCTTTATGTGGAGGAGATGCAGTCTGACTGGGGGCAGCAGGGACGGCAAGGCGGGTTTGCCAATACTGAAGAGAACAGGAAGGGCGTCGAGGAGGCGACCGCCGAAATTGAGCGCTTGGGAAGCCTTCGCAAAAAGTATAGCGACGAAAGCCAAGAGTACGTTAAAAATTATCAAAAATCTCTAGGTCTCGGCGAAGATGCAAATCTATCTTATGCTGATCTTCAAGACCTGCGCCGCTTTGATGATAAATATGAAGCAATATATCAAAATTTTCGTCAGGCTGACCGCGCATATGATGCCGAAAGGCGCGTTTTGGAGCGACTAAACAGCGTCCCTGAAAAAGGTCCGTTCGTCGGAAAATCCGACAAGTTCGCCGAGGTCGGCATCAAGCGCCTTTTGATTAAGGCGGTTGAAGAGGGCAAGGATTACATTCAGTTTTCTAATGGCAACGTGCAGGATGTTCGCTGGAACGAAGAAGGCTTGAAGACCTTTTACGACAGGATCATTCCGAAAGCTGCGAGTAAGGTTGTCAAGAAACTGGACCCGGATGCGTCTGTTGGTATTGAGGGCCTTGGCACTGTTGAGAACCGCGCCTATAGGGATGACCTTGGAACCCGTTTCACCATTGAGATCACGCCGAAGATGCGCGAGGCGATCAAGAAGGGCATACCGCTCTTTAGCGCTGGTGGCGCTGGTCTTCTTGGCCTCGGCATGCAGGACGAACCACAACCCGCCGGAGGCATCTTGTAATGGCCCCACGCGCCCCTAAAGACCCACGCCTAGCGCGCGCCGGTGTTTCCGGCTACAATAAGCCGAAGCGCACCCCGAACCACCCCAGCAAGTCGCATGTGGTTGTGGCGAAGGAGGGCGACAAGGTTAAGCTGATCCGCTTCGGCCAGCAGGGCGTTAGCGGCGCGGGCGGCAGTCCGAAGACGGCATCTGAGAGGGCGAGGCGCAAGTCATTCAAGGCGCGTCACGCTCAAAACATCGCCAAGGGCAAGATGTCTGCGGCGTACTGGGCAAACAAGGAGAAGTGGTGATGGGATACGGTAAGGGCAAGAAAAAGGGCAAGGGCGGCAAAGCCTCGAACGAAGTGCTTGGGAAATATTGCGGGTAATGGCTAAAAGCGTCGCACACTATTTTCGCGATGGCACACGGCATATGGGCGGATCGCACAAGATGCCGAACGGCGAATTGCACAGCGGCGCTCGGCACACTGCGTCGAGCAAGAAGCTGTTTCACTTCGGCCAGTTGTCGGCCACCGCCAAGAAAAAAGCGAAAAAGAACGCCTGATGAACCGGAGGCTTCCCAATGTCCCGAAAGACAAGCGCACCGGCCTCCCGAAAAAATACGTTGCCGGGTCGCGCTCTCCATCTCGCAAGGCAGCGGAGATTAAGCGCACCGCCAAAGCCTACAAAGAAGGCCGCAACATCGACGTGAAGAAGGTGAGCGCATCGCGCGCCGCACAGGCGAAGAGGAAGAAGAAACGTGGCAAAAGCAAAACCGCTATCTGAGGCGACGCGGAAGACGCTTCGCGAAAAGGCTGAAAAGGCGAACATGACTTATGGAGAACTTGCGAAAGTATATCGCCGAGGTCAGGGCGCGTATCTCTCATCGGGTTCGCGCAACGTACCTATGGCTGCTTGGTCTATGGGGCGGGTGAATAGCTACATTCGCGGCGACAAAGCCCGCACCGCTGACAAGGATATTTACAAGGCCGCTCGCGGCAGGAGTAACAGAGCATGACACCGTGTAATAACTGCGGGCATCCGCGCCGCTGCGTCACTATGGACAAGTGCATTATGGGCAAGATGCCGCCCGCGTATGAGCCGCCAGTGCGAGAGAAGCAGCCCAAGAATGTCAACACCAGCCGGGGCAACGTCCTGATGCAAGGCGACGTGCCGGTCAAGAAGACCAAGAAAAAGGCAAAGTAAATGGACGAGATGGACGACGTTCAACTTGGGTCGATTGTCAGCGGCGAGATTACCGACGCGCTGAACCACTTCGACAGCGAGTACACGCAGGACCGCCTTCGGGCGCTCGACTTTTATCTGGGCGAGCCGCTCGGCAACGAGGTTGAGGGCAGGTCGTCCGTCATTGCCACCGAAGTCGCAGACACGGTTGAGGCGATTATGCCGAACCTGATGCGCGTGTTCACGGCGAACGATAAGTATGTGAGGTTCGCCGGGCGCACGGGCGAGGATATGGAAGCCGCCGAGCAGGCGTCGGATTACGTCAATTACCTGATCCAGAACCAGAACGACGGATATAAGTTGCTGCACACATTCTTCAAGGATGCGCTGCTATTCCGTATGGGCGTCATTAAATACTTCTACGAGGAAGTCGAGGAAGTAGACGAGGAAGAGTATAACGGCCTGTCCGAGCCGGAGATGGTGCTGCTGCTGAACGACCCGTCGATTGAGATCGTGGAGCAGCGCGAGACCGTCACGCAGTCGATGATGGACGAGGACGGGGTCGAGGTTCCGCTCGACGTGATGTACGACCTGTCCGTCCGCGTGAAGCGCAAGTCGGGCCAGATCAAGGCAATCAACGTGCCGCCCGAAGAGTTTCTTGTGTCGCGCCACGCGACCGGCAACCTTGAGGACGCGCACTTCGTGGCGCACCGCACGTCGCTCACTGTGAGCGAACTTGTGGCGATGGGCTACGACCGCGACATCATTGAGCAGTACGCGGGCGAAAACGAACTGGACACCGACCGCGAAGTCAATAACCGCTTCCAAGACTTAGAGGCGGCGACGGGGGTTGACCCCGCCGATCCGACCCTGCGCTCTGTGATTTATCACGAGTGCATTATGAACATTGACTTCGACGGCGACGGCATTGCCGAGCGTCGGCGCATCTGCGCGATTGGCGGAGACGGCGCGTACATTTTGCACAATGAGCCGTGGGATCACATGCCGTTCGCGGTCTGCTCGCCGATCCTGATGCCGCACCGTCTTGTGGGCCGCTCGGTCTACGACTTGACCGAGGACTTGCAGGTAATCAAGACGACGCTGATGCGCCAGTACCTCGACAGCGTGTACAGCAGCACGCTGCCGCGCATGATCGCGGTCGAGGGTCAGGTTAATCTGGACGACCTGCTTGACGGCTCCGCAGGCGGTGTGATCCGCGCGCGTCAGCCCGGTATGGTTCAGCAGATCACCGGCGCGTCTGTAGGCGGCGAGATACGCCCGCTGATGGATTACCTCGACAGCGTGAAAGAGCAGCGCACCGGCATGTCCAAGGCGTCGCAGGGACTGTCACCCGACGCGCTGCAATCTTCGACCGCTGGCGCAGTCGCGGCGACTGTTCGCGGCGCTCAGGTGAAGCTGGAGAGTTACGCCCGCACAATGGCCGAGACCGGCGTGAAGGACTTGTTCAAGGGCATCCTGCACTTGGTTCTGAAGCACGACAACAAGCCGAGGGTGTTCCGCCTGCGTAATAACTTTGTGCCGATTAACCCGGCGGAGTGGAAGTCGCAGTTCGACACTGTCGTGCAGGTCGGGCTTGGCACCACAGACGACGAGACCAAGATCGCGTTCCTGACGCAGATCGCGGCCAAGCAGGAACAAATCCTGATGCAGCTTGGGCCGCAGAACCCGATTGTGTCGATGCCTCAGTACGTCAACACGCTGCGTTCGATTGCCGAGATCGGCGGGTTTAAGGATGCCGATCAGTTCTTTAACTCACCGCAGATGATCCAGCAGCAGATGATGATGCAGCAGCAACAGCAGCAGGCACCGCAGCCCGACCCTGAGATGGTCAAGATGCAGCAGGAAATCGAGATGGATCGTGCCAAGGCGCAGGCCGACATGCAACTTGAGCGCGAGAAGATGCAGGCGGACATCCAGCTACAGCGCGAGAAGATGACGATGGAGATGGAACTGCGTCGCCAAGAACTACAGGCAGAGGCCGAACTTCGCGTCGCGAAGGCCGTCACCGATGCCGATATTTCAACTAACTTGCCGAGGGTTTAGATATGGCCAGATTAGATTACACGGGTGGCAGCCGCTCTCAACAGGAGAGAACTTCAGCGGCGAGAGCCTCTGCTGGCATGTCCACAGACGTGGGCGGTGGCTCTTTGCAAGAACAGCATATGGCCAATGTGTATGCTGACCCCGGCCCGTCAGCAATCCAAGTGATACAAGAAAATGTTGCCGCAGCGAATGCCGCTCAGGCTGCCGCAGCAGCGGCTCAGGTCCAAGCCAACATAGAGGCCGCCGCTCAAGAGCGGGCGCGTCGGGCCGCACAAGCGCAGGCGATGACAGTCGGCACTCCAGAGATGGGCTTTTCTCCGGGCATGCTCGCAGAGGGTGTTAACCCCGCCGGAATGTACGCACGATATGGTGCAAACGCGCCAGCGGTCATGCAGTTTGCTGAGGCACCTACTTTTGGCGGCCTCTCGACCGGCGTTTTGGGCGCACTTGGCTTTAACACGGCGCAAAGTCATTTGCAGGCAGGCACCGGCCAGCCAGTAATGGATGCGTCTGGCCGTGTGCGTGGCGCTCTCAGCACCGGCCCGTTTGGCAGCACTGTTTATTCTGGCACGCCGATCCCCGGATATGAGGGGCCGTATGCAGAGTTGATTGCGCCGTCTGTGGGTGTGTCTGACGACCAGCCGCAGATAACGTCAACCGTCACCAACCCGGCGACGGGTCGCGAGGAGTGTCCCGACGGGTACATCTTCGATGAAGACCTGAACGCCTGCCGCCTCGACACACGCGGCGGCACAACGACAGCGCCAGATGCACCAGCAGCGCCCGGTGTTCCCGGCGCGCAGTATGCGAGGATGGGACTGCTAGACGTGGCCCCAGAGGGCTTGATGGGCTTCCAAGAGCGCTACGGCGCGGGCTTCGGCACACCGTCAGACTTTGGTGCGGCGAACCTTGCTTTCCGTCAGCAAGGTGCTATATCTCCAGAATATTATCAGACACCCCCGAAACTGACAGGGTACACATTGCTGGGATGAACGAGGGCAAGACACGGCAGCGACAGGCTCGCGCCGAAAAAGCCGCGGCACTGCTGCGAAACGAACTTTTTGTTGAGGCGTTTGAGTTCCTCGACGAGCAGTTTGTCGACGCTTGGAAGACATCCGGCATCGACGATGAAGAGGCACGCGAGAAGCTATTCCAACTGATGCAGGCACTTAACGCAGTCAAGGGGTACTTCCAGAGCGTTGTCGAGGATGGTAAGCTGGCACAGGCGCAGCTTGACGAATTTAAGCGGTACAGCCGCGTAAACTAGGAGTTTTTTTATGTCCGACAATCCGCAAGGAACCGGCCCGATTTCTTTTAATGATGCAGTTTCTCTTCTGAACACACCCGCACCGGACACCGTGACAGAAGAGCAGGTCGAGGCACAAGAGCCTCAACAGCCTGAGACCGAGGCGTATGAGCCGGAGGCGGAGAACGCAGACGCGACCGTCGAAGAGGATTACGAGGAGGACGATGAGGGCGAAGACGCCTACGAGGCGGATGACGATGACGAGTACGAAGAGGAGCCTGTCCAGACCTACACCGTGAAAGTGGACGGTCAGGAACTAGAGGTAGACCTTGACGAACTTCGGAGTGGTTACTCGCGGCAGCAGGCGTACACTAAGCGTTCGATGGAGTTAGCCGAGCAGCGCAAAGCCTTTGAGGTGGAGCAGGCTGAGACGAAACAACTTCGAGACGCTTACGCGCAGCAACTTGATCAAGTGGCTGCCCAAATCCATCAGGCAACCCATCAGGAACCTGACTGGAGAGCATTGGCCGAGACGATGACCGAACGTGATTTGTTTCTGGCGAAGACCGATTGGGACCAGCAGAAGGAATACCAGAAGCAGGTCGAGGTCGAACGTCAGCGCATTGCGTCGGAGCAATCTCGCGAGCAAGAGCAGAACCTACGCAAGCACTTAGAAGTGCAGCGTGGCGAAATGCTTAACCGCATCCCTGCGTGGCAGGATGAGGACACTCGCGACGCAGAGCGCAAGGAAGTGATTTCCTACGCTCAGAAGCGGATCGGGTTTAGTGAAGAGGAGGTTGCAAACGCATCTGATGCGCGCGCGATCGAACTTCTCTACAAGGCGTGGCGTTGGGACCAGCTTCAAGACAAAGCCCCCGCCGCCAAGAAACGCACCCGCAAAGCACCGAAGATGGCCAAGGCAGGGCGACCAAAGACCAAGCGCGAAGTTGCTACCCGTTCTCAGCGTGATGCCCGAAAGCGCTTTGAAAGCGCCGGAACGGTGGACGCTGCTGTTGAGTATCTAATGGGCCGAAAGTAGCCCGCAAAGAAAGGAAAAGGTTATGACAACCTTCGCAACCGCCGCAGCAATCGGCGAACGTGAACAGCTTGCCGATGTAATTTATCGGATCGATCCCGCAGAAACGCCAATATTTTCAAATGTTAAGAAGGAAACTTCTAACGGCATCTTCACCGAGTGGCAGGTTCAGGAATTGGCATCAGCCAGCACCTCGAACTATCACAACGAAGGTGCAGACACGGCAACCGCTGCGGCCACGCCGACAGCGCGTGTGGGTAACTACCACCAGATCAGCAAGAAGGTTACTTTGCAATAGCCTCACTGGTCCGTAAGGATCAGCAGCAAACCGGGTTAATTGCTGGGAAGCCCTAACGTAAAGCCGAGGGTAATCAGCAGCCAAGCCCCCTAAATCGGGGGAAGGTTCAACGACTAGGCGTAAGCCGTACCGATCAAGCGATTGGGAAATGCCCGGCCCCTCATTAGAGGGTGAAGATATAGTCTCATCTGCGTCGAAAGGCGTAGCAGCCGAAAGGCGGTTTGGGGTTAGCGCCCTCAAGCGAAGGTAAATGATTTGCTACTAGTGGTACACTTGACGCGGTAGACACCGCCGGTCGTGAGCGTGAACACAACTACCAGAAGGTGCTGAAGGCACTGGAACTGCGTCGCGACATCGAAAAGATGATTGGCGACACAGACGTTGCTCGCTCTTCTTCTGAGCCACGCAAGTCGGCGTCGCTGTCTTGCTGGATCACCAACGGCTCTGTTGGTGCTAGTGCTGGTGCTTTCGCCACTGGCGACGGTACTGACGCCATCACAAACGGTGACGACCGCGCACTGACGCTCGCCCTCATTGAGGACGCGCAGCAGGACGCTTGGACCGACGGTGGTAACCCACGCATGATGGTCATGTCGGCCACTAACAAGGCGAACTTCTCGGACCTGTCCGCGACTGGTAACCTTGTCAGCAACGACGTGAACATGACCGCTGCCAAAGAGGTCTCCTATGTCGGCTCGACTTCGGTCTTTATGGGCGACTTCGGTACCGTTGAGGCGACACCGTCTCGTCAGCTTGGGAATGACCGTATCTTCCTGATCGACCCGGACTTCGTGTCACTCTGCACGCTTAACGGTCGTAACTTCCTTGAGGAAGATTTGGCCAAGACTGGCGACGCAACCGACACGCACATCCTGTGCGAGTGGGCGCTCAAGCCAACTGCTCCGAAGGCGCACGCCGCGATCTTCGATCTCAGCGGTTCCTAATCTAGCAAGGGGGCGGCTTCGGCTGCCCCCTTCTCTATGAGGGCAAAATGAAGAGATACCTTTACACCGACCCGCGCACCCGCAAGGAAGTCACCCTGCAACAGAACAGCGACGGGTCTTCTGTTATTGAACAGCGGCAGGAATTTGGCGGCCTGCTGAAACTTAACAAGCAGATGTCGGGTGACTACCAGCCCGGCTCAATGATCGGCAACACGCAGCGTCACATGCAGCATGTGGCGGAAATCCCAAACGTGGTGTACAATCACTTGCTGGAGAAGTTTGGCCCGATGCGCGAAAACCCAAAGGCGTGGAAGGCTTGGCTGAACGACAGTGAAAACCGGGCATTCAGAACGGGCGGCGGACATTTATAATGGCGATTTCGACCTACACCGAATTGAAGACGGCAATAGCCAACTTCCTCGCGCGTGACGATCTGACCAGCGTCATCCCCGACTTTATCCAACTTGCCGAGGCGACGATGTCTCGCGAACTGGAGACACGGTCTCAGGAGAAGCGCGCCACGGCAACGCTGACCAGCGGCGACGAATACATTGCGCTGCCAACAGACTTGCGCGAGGTGCGCGAGGTCAAGCTGAACACGACACCGCTGACGGTCCTGACCTATTACAGCCCGGTCGCGCTGGACAGCAACTTCTCATCTGGCGGCGTCGGCAAGCCAAAGGGCTTCAGCATCATCGGCGACGAGATGAAGATGCGTCCTGTGCCGGACGACAGCTACACCGCCGAGATTATCTATATCGGGTCGATCACGGCGCTGTCCGACAGCAACGCCACAAATAATATCTTGACCCGCTCGCCGGATGCCTACCTATACGGATCACTCGCAGAGGCGTATGCTTACCTGCTTGATGAACAGCGTGCGTCGCAGTATCTGCAACGCTTCAACCTCGCCCTTGAGCAGATCAAGGTCGATGAGCAGCGCGCGCATTACGGCACGGGTTCGCTGCAAATCAGCAGCATTTACGCCCGTCAAAACGCAGCAGTGGAGAGTTAAACAATGTCTGCAATGAGTGATTACTTAGAGAACAAAATCCTAGATCACGTTCTCGGAACAGCGGCTTACACCCACCCATCGACGGTCTACATCGGGCTTTCGACCGGGTCGTTTGCTGACGACAACAGCGGCACCGAACTGAGCGGCAGCAACTACAGCCGTGTGGCGGCTGCGTTTGACGCGGCAGCGTCTGGCACGACCGACAACACCTCGGCGATTGAGTTTGCTGCGGCGACAGGGTCGTGGGGCAGCGTCTCGCACTTTGGTATATTCGATGCGGCGTCAAGCGGGAACTTGCTTATTCACGGCGCGTTTACCACAGCGAAGACAATCGCATCGGGCGACGTTCTGAAAATCGCAGCGGGTGATCTCGACGTTACAGCAGCGTAGGTGCTGTTATGGCGATCACGAAGCCGAACCTAGATCAGCTTACCGGATCGATTGACGCCTTTGTCGGCTCTTTCGATACGGACGCTGATCTGCTTCGTGCGGATTTCACCAAAGAGCCGACTCTTGAAGAACTGGACAGCATTGTCGGCAGCCTCGACAACGCCGACACCTTTGGCGATCTCGACAGCCTCTCGTTCGACTTCTTCTCTGTCGCGGCCAGCGTAACCGGCGCGGCGAGCGTCAACGCGCAAATCCAGTTCAGCGTCCCGTTTGACGGCGCTGCGGCGATTGCAATCACGCAGTCCACAGACGCGCAGCGCGTCCAGCATATGTCCGGTGCCGCCAGCGTTGCGGTCACGACAACGGGCGACGCCAAGCGCGTCCAGTTTGTTGACGGCGCGGCCTCCACTGCGGTCACGGCAACATCTGGGGCTGACCGGCTTCGCGGCTTTGATGCGGCGGTATCTGTTGCCGCCACCACCGCCGCAGCCTTTGGGCGCGTCAGGCCGTTCGACGCATCAGTCACCGGCGCTGCGTCTGTTGCCGCCACCGCAGCGTTTATCGCGCGGATGGATGGAGCCGCAAGCGTCGCAATCACGGTGACATCCGACAGCGACCGCATACGCGGCTTTGACGGTGCCGCCAGCGTCGCTGTGACGGCCACTGGCGCGTGCCTTGCCGTCTTCTTCGATACAGGTAGCGCAAGCGTGTCTGTGGACGCCACAGGCGCTTCTGTGGGCGTTTTCGTCATGTCCGGTTCCGCTGACGCATCAATGTCTGCTACAATGCGCGGCAAGGTGTTGGGCGAGGACTGGTCAGAAGTCGCCGACGGCACAGAGACTTGGACAGATATCGCGGCAGGCTCTGAGGTCTGGTCGCAAGTATCTGTAGGCAGCGAGGTTTGGCACCAGCAATGATACAGTTTGGCGAGTTTCTACCAGATCAGCCCGATTACTCGAACCCCGGCGTCACGAAGGCCGAGAACGTCATCCCTGCGGCTGGCGGTTATCGCAGCCTGCCTGAGTTCGTTGCGTACTCCGGCGCGGCAGACGCGGACATAAACGGCGTGTTTGCGGCTAAAGACAACACCGGCAACGTCAAGCTGTTTGCGGGCGACACAACCAAAATCTATGAGTTCGACAGCAGCGACAGCAGCCTCGACAATATCTCAAAGTCCGGCAACTACACATTGACTGCGCCGGAAGAGCGGTGGCGGTTCGTGCAGTTTGGCACTGACGTGATCGCAGTCGGCGGCATTGGTGTGCCGCCGCAGCGCTACACGCTCGGCACCAGCAGCCTCTTCGCCGATCTGGCTGGCTCACCGCCGGACGCTGACTTCATTGCGGTGGTGCGCGATTTCGTGTGGCTGGGCAACGTAGAGGATGGGTCGGGCAACCGCCTGCCGTACCGCGTCCAGTGGTCGGGCTTCAACGACATCACAAGCTGGACCGCTGGCACTGAGCAGTCCGACTTCCAAGACATACCTGACGCTGGCAACATTACCGGGATGGTCGGCGGTGAATACTGCACGATCCTGATGGAGCGCGCGATTGTCCGCGCCACCTACTCCGGCCCGCCGCTGATCTTTCAGTTCGACAAGGTCGAGACGGCGCGCGGCTGTCAGGTGCCGGGGTCGGTCTGCAACATCGGCCACACTGTCTTCTATCTGAGCGACGACGGCTTCTATGCTTTCGACGGCCAGCGGTCTCAGAACATCGGCGCCGAGAAGGTGGACAAGTTCTTCTTCGACGACTTCAATATCGCGCACAAGGACCGGATGACATCAAGCGTCGACCCGCAGAACCAGATCGCGGTCTGGTCCTATGTGTCGAACAGCAGCATCGACGCCAAGCCCGACAAGCTGCTGATCTACAACTACGCCATCGGGCGCTGGTCCACCGCCAACGTGCAGGCCGGTCTGATTGCGCCGATGTTTACGCCAGCCTACACGCTGGAGCAGCTAGACACGATCAACACCAGCATCGACGCGCTGCCTGCGTCGCTTGACAGTGCGCTGTACAAGGGCGGGCAGTTCCTCTTCGGCGGCGCAGTCGGCAACAAAATACACACCTTCACCGGCGACCCGCTCGCGGCAACCATTGAGACGGCGGAAGCCGGGCTGGCGACCGGCAAGTTCAATATGATCACGCGCGTCTATCCGTATCACGAGGGCGGCAGCGTCACGATGCAGATCGGCACGCGCGGGCTGCACTCCGATACAACGACATTCACGACGGCGCAGTCACCGAACACTGACGGCTTCGCGCCGTTCAGGGCGCAGGGCCGGTATCACCGCGCGCGCATGAACCTGAGCGGGCAGTGGTCATTCGCGCAGGGTATGGACGTCGAGGCGAGGCAGGTGGGCAGGCGATGACGACGCGCGTCAGTAACTTCCGCATCCTCAACCCGATCCTCGCGACAACGCGGGAGGTCGCCGAACTGCTTAACCGCACGATTAACGGCGGGTTGAATAGCTGGGATTATGTGACGCTGTCTGCCAGCGTTACCGAGACAACAAAGACAGACCCGCGCTTCTCAAAGGAAAGCGTGGTGTTTTTTACGGCGATCAACGGATCGCCGGAGCATCATCAGCCGTTTATCAAATCGACCTCCACTGATGGGACGATGAAGATTGGACACAAGAACCACGGCCACGCACAGGAATTCGCCTACCTTATTGTTGGGTGAGTATCGTATGAGTGAACACTGGCAGCGCTGCAAGCGCTACATTGAGGACGCGCTGGAGTATGCTGGCGGGTCGCACACGATAGACGACGTGGCCGTCGCTATAGCCGAGGGGAAAGCCCAGTTCTTTCCTCTGTCAAGGTCTGCTATAGTGACTGAGATAGTCGACTACCCGCAGAAGGCGATGTGCCGGATTTGGCTTGCGGGCGGCGACTTAGACGAATTAATGCAAGCGGAGGTTGCACTCAGTGCGTGGGCCAAGACGCAAGGGTGCGACGGGATGGAGATCATCGGGCGTAGGGGTTGGTCTCGCACATTAAAAGATTACCGCGAAAGCGCGGTGGTACTGATGAAGGATTTTAGTGATGAGTAAAGGCGGCAGCACGACAAGGACGGTGACGAGCCAGACCGGAGCGCCGGAGTACGCGCAGCCGTTTCTGGAGTTTCGTCTTTCTGAGGCCAAAGAGATGTACGGCTCGCCGCAGCAGTTCTACCCCGGCGCGACAACGGTTGGCTTCTCTCCTGAAAGCGA